ATTGTTCCGGCAGCTATAGAGAATGCGAAAGAAAATGCGAAACTTAATGGCCTGGAGAATACAGAGTTCTTTGTGGGTAAGGCGGAAGAAGTGTTGCCAAGAGAGTATAAGAAAAATGGTGTTTATGCAGATGTTATCGTTGTAGACCCGCCAAGAAAAGGCTGTGATGAAACCCTGCTGGAGACCATGGTCGAGATGAACCCGGAGAGAATTGTGTATGTCAGCTGTGACAGTGCGACGCTGGCAAGGGATCTGAAGTATCTGTGTGAGAGAGGATATGAGCTTAGAAAAGTATGCCCGGTTGATCAATTTGGGATGACTGTTCATGTCGAGACTGTGGCTTTACTTTCCCGTAAATAGGCGGTTTTACAGGCTTGAAACTGTGAAGTTCAGTCTGTTTGCCGACCATTTGCCGACATAATTTTAAAAAAGTGGAATTTCAACAGAAAGAGGACTGAACACATTAAACTTTTTGTGTCAGTCCTCTTTTGGAATATTATGAAGTTTGGGTGATCTTTTCAAACAGTTCTACGGACTGCTGCCCCATAGCATCTGTATTATGTACATAGGTCTGCAATGTAGTATTGATATTGGTATGACCTAAACGAGCCTGAACATTTTTGACATTTGCCCCTGCTTCAATCAGCATGGTTGCGTGGGTATGACGCAGACTATGATAATCAAAAGCAAGATGCAGTTCCTTATGAATTACCCGGCTGCAAAATTTGAAAGAATCTGTTGAGGTATATTGTCCGTTTTCTGCAATGCAGATCATACGGACACGTTGCAATTGACTTTGGACACATTTCTGTATGGGGACTACTCTGAACATATCGTTTCCCTTTTCATCAATTTCTTTTTTCAGAACATGAATTGTGTAATATTCTCCATATTTTAACTCATTTCTAAGTTGTGTAGCTTTTTCTTTCTTTAAGGCATTGCAGAGTGTATCACCTATCGGTATCGTTCTGGTAGATGTTACTGTCTTTGGTGTAGCGAAGTACCAGGAAGAGCGCACTTCTTTTTTTCCTTTCTTTTCTGCTGCCTTACGGACATCTGCACCGAAATTTCTTTTTATGATCTGCTTATTTACGGTCAATGTTTTCTTGGCAAAATCTATATCGTCCCATGTGAGAGCAAAGGCTTCTGATATTCGGAGCCCGGTATAGAATCCGATCATCAGGGGGATATAATACCGGGTATTCTCAAAACGTGTTATGATCCGGTTCCAGTCATCCAGAGTAAGAATGATTCTTTCTCTGGGCTTACGTTCTACTTTTGGAAATTTGACGAACTGCATAGGATTCTGATTGATGTAATGCAATGGCTCTATGGCATAATTCAGGGCAGAGTGTAATATTGTTAATATGCCCGTTATATGACTTTTTGAGTAGCCTTGCAGTTTGAGATTGTTGGCATATTCCTGTAAGGTCAGAGCATTCAGTGATTTCAGTTTATACTTTCCAAAGCTTGGTTTTAAATGAATGTCTATGATTTTGAGATAACCAAGCTGAGTATTATATTTTAGATTTGGTTTACAGTACAGGTCAAACCACTGATCCAGATAATCAGAGACAGTTACATCTGAGGGAGTAAACACCTGACCACCGTTGTTATATTTATTGATGGCCGCTGCCAGTGCTGTTTCTGCTTCCTTTTTGGTACGAAATCCACCTTTCTCTGTCCGTTTTCTTTTACCATCTACTTTTCCAAGGTCAAAACAATATGACCAGGTCTTTCCTCTTTTTCTTACACTACCAGTCATAAAAAATAGCACATCCTTTCTAAAAATGGGTGCATTTAATAAAGGGATATGCTATACTGTTTGTGCGTGAAGGTATCGCATATTCCTTTATAGGTTTATGGGTTACATTTATAAAAATCCGTTCCTGCTGCCAACAGGGGCGGTTTTTTTATTGCAATTAAAAGTTGTAAAATTAGTGATCTACTCTATATGATGGATTATTAAGTAAATCATGAATATAAATTCTTACCTTTTCAGCACCTTCCTTGGTTAGTAAGCAGTATTGTTGGAAAGAAGTATATTCATCTTTACCATAGAGAGAAATAAAAAGTTTTTCGAATTGGTCTAGGTCAGATAATTCCTTTTTTATTTCATCTAAATCAGTAATAAAATCAAAATATTGGATTCCCATGACATCAATAGTTTTTGCATCTAAAGCAGAAGCAATTCGTTTTATAGTTTCTATTTTAGGGTTGCCCTTGTTAAGTTCATATTTTCTAACATTGGCTTCTTTCATGCCGCACCGTTCGGCTAACTGCTTTTGGGTTAATCCTTTTTCTTTTCTAAGTCTTCTGATGTTTTCACCTATTGTCATATTTTCACCTGCCTTTAAAAATCAGTATATCATAAGATGAAAAACAACAACAGATAAAAATATATCTTTTTCCTATCTTGACAGATATAAAAATATCTGATAAGTTAATCATAACAGATACAAAAGTATCTGTCAAGATATTGATATTTAGGAAAGAGAGGAAAATAATATGATTATCAACAAATCAAAATTGGAAATTGCTTTAGCAACTGCGTGTATGAATCCGTATGATCTCTGTAAGAAAACGGAAATTCAGTATCAGACGTACCGCCGGATTGCGTCAGGCAATAATTGCAAACCGGCAACTATTGGAAAAATTGCCAAAGCATTGGATATTCCTGTTGAGAAACTGATTGATCTGGATGGTGAGTAATATGGCAGCAGACGATATTAAACAGATGCAGGACTTTCTGGATGAAAGAACCAAGACAGAGCAGAAGGTATATCAGTTAATTGCTGAATGCCGATTTATGGAAGCACTTGAATTATTGGATACTCTGGATAATATGCCAGAGCCACCAAGACAATGATTTATGAAAAGAGGTGAATATATTGGATACTCTGGATTTTTTACAGAAATTCGGGAATGTTCTTTTCCGAGGATATTATCCATGTAAAGATACTAAGACCCGAAGCGGCACCAAAGACCCTATGGATCTGGAAACGATAATGAAAAAATCTCGTTGTTCTTACTATGTGGGTGCGTTAAAAAGTAATGTGGTACTGGTTGATTATGATACACCAGAATCTTTTGAATGCCGCCTTGAAATTGCGAAAGCAAGAAAAGAACATTGTGTTGTTATCAGGTCACAGGAGAAAGGCGGCCATTTTTATTTTTTTGACAGTCACCATTTGGTTCAGACTGGAAATACAGAAAATAAAACCCTTCTGACATTTTCACCGGTTGATTATAAAATGGGATATAAAATAACAAAAAGTACAGGGGAAATTAAGGATAGTGCCAGTTATGGTGCACTATTTAAACCGGATGGAACCCTGAGAGAAATTGTGTATTGTAATATCTTAGATGATAATACGCTGGATGAAATTCCGTTTTATGATCTGCGAATAACAGCACCGGAAAAATATAATTTCCTTGGAATGGGTGAAGGTGAAGGACGCAACGATTTATTTCACAGCTATATGCAGGCGGTTAAAGGTTCAGGATTTACCTATGAGCAATATCTGGAAGCAATGCAGATTATAAATGATTTCCTGCTTACGGATTCTTTCTCAGAAGATGAATTTGCAAGTGTTACCCGACAAGAGGAATGGGATTCTATACATAATGAATCCATGTGGATGACCAAGAACAGATTTTTGCATGATAAATTTGCTGAACATATTCGGATAACATGCCACATAATCAAAATTAATGGTATCTTGCATATTTATAAAAATGGTTCCTATACACCGGATGTTACTGAAATAAAAAGAGCAATGATAAAAGAAATTCCGTCATTGACATCCAGACAAAGAAATGAGGTATTAGATTATCTTAATATCATTTGTGAAGATATAGAGCCAACAAAAAATTTGAATCTTATATCTTTCAAAAATGGCATTTACGATATTGTTACAGATAAATTGTTTCCTTTTAGCCCTGAGATTGTAATAACCAACCAGATTCCCTGGAATTATAACCCGGATGCAAAATCTCAAAGAGTTGATGAACTACTGGATACTTTAAGCTGTAAGGATGAACAGGTGAGGTATTTACTGGAAGAGGTGGCAGGTTCGTGTTTATATCGCTCTTGCAAAATCGGCGGTGGTAAAATTGCTATTTTGCTTGGAGATAAACATAACGGAAAAAGTACACTTATTGAAGTGATACAAGCTATGCTTGGAAATGATAATTATTCAGCTGTTGATCTGGGATCACTGGGAGATAGATTTTCAACTGCTATGTTATATGGCAAGCTGGCAAACATTGGTGATGATATTTCAGGGGAATATATAAAAGATACGTCTATACTTAAGAAACTTACGACTGGTCAAGCCCTTAAAGTTGAAAGAAAGGGTAAGGATCCATTTGATTGCGTATCATATGCAACACAAATTTATTCAGCAAATGAAATACCAAGAATGAAAGATGAAACAGGTGCAGCACTCAGGCGATTATTGATTGTTCCAATGAGAGCAAATTTCACCAAAGATACACCGGGATATGATCCGTTTATTATCAAGGAACTGACAAAACATGAAAATATGGAGTATTTTATACTACTGGCAATTGATGGTTTGTGGAATGTATTACAAAATGGTTCTTATACAATTCCAACTCAGGTAGAGAAAGAAACTCATGAATATGAGATAGAAAACAATTCTATTCTTGCCTATGTTCAGGATGCTGGGAAAGATGAAATAATAAACGAGGTCGTATCTGATGTATATAAACGGTATGAAGTTTTTTGTGCTGATTGTAAATTTACACCTTATGGAAAAACAAAGTTTTCCAGAACCATCAATAAATTATTGGGGACGGAAAGCAAGCTGATAAGAAAACCGGGTGAAAGTAAACCTATGCGTATGTATACTTTAGTGTCATCAACATGAAGTTGTAACAAGTTTGGTAACACTTTGTAACAGTGATTTGTAACAGGTTGGAGCCTTGTATTTCCTATATGTAACGGTTTGTAACAGTTATATGCAAGTTCTTATATAACGAAATTAAAAAAAACATATTTATATAAAAAGTAAAAAAAAAAAATAAATAATATAAAGTAGTAGGGAACAAAAGTGTACAAACTGTTACAACGTTACAAACTGTTACAGCAAGAAAAAACAGAAAGGAAAAAAAATGAATAATAAAGATAGAAATTTAGTACGAGGTAGTGAAATTATAGATACAGTTATGAGGACGATTCTTGGAAAAACAGAATCAACGAGACGATTACTGAACATAGATTATACTGAACAGGGAAAAGATGAACATGAGATGGGTGCATTCTGGCAGAATGGAATGAGTGATAGTGAGATGGTTGAAGAATTGTTGAAATCATATGCAGATCAAGGGAAAAAGATCTCGGGGATTGTGGAAGTATCACCAATCGGGGATATTCTGGCAATACTGTATATAGATGTTGATATGGTGAGAAAATAGTTGCTATTTGAGGGACTTAATGTGACAGACGGTAAATTGTAAAGCTGTCGCATTAAATCCCTTATATGAGCCGTATATAAAGGCACAGGATAATAGAAATAGCTGGCATCAGATATAAAAAATGAATCCGGGTGTATGAATCTAAAGTGAATATTTTCTAAAACAGAACCAATAGTATAGTTCAATGGATGTTCAGAGTGTTCATTGAGGTGATGCACTGGCATCAGTGCGGTATGGATAGAAAGGAAAATAAAAAATGTCGGAATTAAGAGAGAGGTTACCTCTGGCAATCAAAAACAGAGATGATATAAAAAGTCAACGACTGAGTGTATCAAAATTGTTACGCTTGAATGATATGGAGAATTATATTGATGTATGCTGTTCACGTATCGTTAATGAAAAAGAAAGTGATGATCTGGAAGCACAGGGGATAGAAGTTAATATGAGTATGACGTTAGATCAATATGATGTTCTTTTGACTTCGGATGCAGTATTAGAAAATAAAGAGATATTGCTTGGTTATGTTCCGTTAGAAATACTCAAAGATGCGTTTACGATTCTTTGCAATGAAGAATGGATTGACAGGAAAGTTAACTCTATAGCAGAAATGTTAAGAAATATCAATATGAAAGATATTGTAAAAGGGTTACTTAAAATGATTGTTCAGCGTAAAGAACCATATGAGGGATTTTGGTACTATTATTGTTTAGAGCTTTTTTGTCGTTCTCATCTTTGGAATCTTATAAAAAGGATCCGTGAAATGAAAGAAGATACATATAGAAAAATAAGATGCAAGAGAATAGTTACAGAGTTTACAAAACAAACGAACACGGCAGCAGATGAATAATTCCTAGACTTCGAATAACAGAAAAAGTTGCAACTTTCCGAAACAACATAAAGAAAAGTTGTAACCGTCAGTAAATGAATAACATTCAGGTTTTCAATAACCCTGAGTTTGGTGATATCCGTACAGTAGAGATTGATGGTGAAGTATGGTTCGTTGGTAAAGATGTTGCGGCAGCATTGGGATATGGAAATGGAAAATCACTTGCCAACGCAGTTTCTAACCATGTTTTAGAAGAAGATAAAGGGGTCACTGAAATGGTGACACCTGGTGGAAAACAGAAAATGGTAGTTATCAACGAATCCGGCTTATACGCCCTTATCCTTGGTAGCAAGCTCCCATCTGCTAAACGTTTTCAGCATTGGGTTACATCAGAAGTACTTCCATCAATCAGGAAAACAGGTGCTTATGTTCAGCAGGAAATCAAGGTACCTGAATTTGAATAGGATCACTGACACCTGCTGCCGGATAAAAAATACCGAACGTTCGCTATTTTTCCGAACGTTCGCTTTCCAGAAAGGACTTGAAGTTATTGCAACGTTGCAATAGAAAATACGCAACGTTGCATAATATTATGGGATTTTTGATATACAAAACCAACACGAATGATAGAAAATGCAGTGTTTTAAGTTGCTGACATTTTTATGGAACGTTCCAAAACCAACGAATGTTAGGAAATGTTAGGGTAAAAGAAGAAATGCACACTTTTCCAAAACCAAACGAATACCATCAATACAGCACGTTTCTTTGGCATACAGTGAAATTATCAAGAACTTATTCAAAGTGAATATATGAGCCGTATATAAAAGCTGACTGCAATAAAAAATCCCTGTCGTTTTGGCAGAGATTTTTATTACTATTTAGTTTTTTCTATACGACTTAAGAGTGTTCCGTATCTCCTTGCCTGTAATGAACTGATTTGGTTATTGGCTAATAGTGCTGATTTTAGATTGTGCATATCTTGCACTTCTTGAGCAGAAGGTATATAACCATTGTTTACACGATTGAAAAAATCTTCAAATGGATCCATTGTGATTTTTCTCCTTTAGTTATGACAATTCTTTTAAAGTTTTATGTCGTTGAGCAATCTGAGATATTCCCAATTCATTATCTGGTACATATTCAAGAATGTCACCCGGCTGACAGTCAAGGGCATCACATAAAGATGCGATTGTGTCAGTTGTTATTCTCTTACCTTGTCTTATGTTCTGTAAAGTACTCTCAGAAATGATTTTGTTTTTTCTGATCTGATAAGTGGTAAGCCCTTTACTTTCCATAAGTGCAAGTAATTTATTGTAAACAATTTTTCCTGGCATTATCTCACCCCTTTCTATAATTATATAATATCATAAATATACACGGTATACAATGTATAAAATATACATCTTTTACAGTGTATATTTGTGTAAAATGTCAATAGACTATACACGGTATAAGGTGTATATTATAATCAGTTCAAGGGAACAGGAAAACAACAGAATCAGCGAAGGTGGACGGGAGTACCGCAAGGGAAAGCAAGAGTACCACATAACACCGGGAAACAGGATAAGAGAGATTGAGATGCACTGAGTAGAACGCTAGATGTTTAATGCCTGCCGGGGCTGATTCGGAAAGGAATCACATGAGATATAATTTATCAAAGATCATGCTGAAAGCATGGAAGATTTACCGAAAGAACAGAGAAAAAGGTATCAGCTTTGCAGAATCACTCCACAGGGCTTGGTTATCAGCTAAGGCAGAAGAAGTCAACGCCAAGAGGATTGAAACAGCGAAGCAGGCAGCAGGAATCACGGAAGAGGCCAATACTTACAGCAAATGGAAAGAGATGGGCTATAAAGTAGTTCATGGGTCCAAAGCATTATTTGGTTGTTCACTGATCTGGGGAAGCCGGGGAGACGGTGCAGAATATAAAGCCAGTTTCTTTGGAAAGTCTCAGGTCGAAATAATAACACAGGGGGTATAGAGAAATGTCTGTATTGGATGTAATTACAATTTTCCTCTGTGGGGTTATGAGTACACTCTATTATGAATACACTCATGGAAAGAAATTATAAAAAATCCCCTTGCCAGTGTTGGCGCACTGACAGGGGGCGCATAGATTACTATGCAATGCAATATACCGATAACAAGTATAACATATTCCAGAAAGAAAGGATAGGAAATATTAATGTCACAGATTGATGATTTACAGGTTGAACCAACTATTGAAGAAATAGAGGAACGTATTAAAAAGAACCGCAGGGATGAGGTAATTCAGATATATGATTCTCTGGATGACAGACGACAGCATTTGATTTTAGTACATATTCGTGCGCTGTCAGGAAAGAGTGCGGTGAATCACTAAGCTGTTGATGCTACCAATATCAGACGGTTCTCTGTTGCTGTTATTGGATGGATGTATTATTTTCTACTGCTGCCAGTGCAGTAAAGAAAAAAGCCTTTCGTTAATTGGTTGGCAGACTAACGAAAGGCTTTTTTCTTTATTTCTGATGCAGTTTCTGGTGCTCAGAAATACTTCCAGAAGAAGATTGAAGAATGTGGTGGAAATGTTGTCAAAGGAATCTTTAAAGGTATCAAAGATGGTATTGCTTCAGCTGACTGGAACGATATAGCTGATGGATTCTTTGAACTCGTTGGTGTTTATCTTCAACCCATTCATGAAAGGCTTTAAAAATACTTTTAGTATTGTGCTAATTAATATAGCATATCTATAACAAATAGTCAAGCGTAAATAATTCAGTTCCTTTTTTCTTGCAGTAGTTCAACCATCTTCTGTAAAGATTCCCAGTCAGATTCGTCCAGTGCTGCGAGCATTGATATAAACCTTTTCTTGAAAGAATCTGTATTATCTTTGAGAATATCCCCCATAAATTTACTGATTTCTTCACTATATGACATTTTTATGAACATATTATCATCTCCACCTTCACCGGTTCTCAACCATTTTTCATT